CTTGTTTGATGCCATAAATTATATATATTTACTATTATATTATATCAGCCATTTGTAAGTTATCAATAACTATGATTTAGATAAATCAAATGTAGGCTGTGCAGAAGGTCTGAACTCTACACTTACTGATTGTGGATCGTCAGGGTTAACACTGAACCCAGCAGATGTTAATGTCGCATCAAAACTTATAAAACGGCTTAATGTATCACTTACAGTGCCACCAGTAAACACCTGATCTATATAAAGCTTAAATGAAGCACCCACCTGTTGCCTTTGTAAAACGTCCTTAATCATTCTGTTAGCAAGAGTTGTATCTTCATCTGTCATATAAACAGTTGCAGAACCAGAACCATCACCAAAACCTGATATAAATTTTCTAAATGGAACAAACTGTCCTGGTGTTCCTCCAATAGTTGTTACATCAATCTCATCTCTAGTAATTTCAAACGTCCATTCTCTAACCTGAGAAACACTCTCATGGGCGCTATAAGCTACTTGAAATACGTTTGGAGAAGCAGCAGTTCCAGTATCAGTAATATCAACAGCAGATCCACCATTAGTAGCTGAAACTGTCAATGCTCCTGTTGCAGCAGTATATGAGGCAACGAAAAATGTATCTGAAGTAGTCAGACCAGCAGGTAAAGTTCCTGTTCCTGATCCACCTGTCTGAGAATTAACAACAGAAAATTTAACAGGATCTCCTACCTCAAAATTTAAAAATGGATCGACTGTAATTGTTTCCGTACCGATAGTAACGTCACTTGAGTTAAAAGTTCCAATAGTACCAGCAGGTTTATAATAAAGAGCACCAGAGGTACCAGATAAACAAGTAGCTGCCATAACGTAAATGAAAGACCTAATTATAGATTAGCGTCTTTTCTGCAATTTGTTTAGCTTAAAACAGTAGCAACATAAGATGTTTCTATTCTTCCTTCAAACAAAGGAGGAGTTTCTGTTGTAGAAAAAGTTGGGCCTTCAATATTGCCAGTTTTAAAATAAACACCCGTATTAGTTTTAGCAGTGTTATTGAGAGTCTCTAAAACATTAACAGCAGTAGTGACAAGAGTTTGATTTCTTGCTGGCCCTTTACCTTTTTCAGAATAAACACGAATAATAATTGCACCTCTTGCAGTATCAACACTGGAAATGAGAGTCACTTCATTTGTTATTCCAAAAGTAATATTTACTCGTACATATTCTGTAACACTTCCAACTGGTGCAGCAGTAATGTTATCAAAAAAAACAGGAACAGAAGGTGATAATCCAGAAAATGCTGTTAGCATTGGATTCTCAACGGCTGCTCTAATTGATTGATAGTTCATAAGTATTTAATTACCAAAAGAAATACCTCTGTTAAATCCTGTTTTTAAATTCTTACCTATAGCTCCACCATTTATATAAGTAACATACCAATCTAAAGGTGCAGTGCTTTTACCTCTACCAAATTCACTCGTAAGTTCTCCTCTAAAAGTTTCTCTTGAAGTGTCTCTTTTTCCTTGATCTACAGGCTGTTTATTTGGAGTATTATTTAAAGCAAAAAAGGGATTTGATCTACCAGGTATTAAATCTAAAGCATAAGGTGCATAATCTGAAATATTAACTATTTCTAATTTTTTAACTCTTCCACGTTCATTTTTACTTATAGATAATTTAGGAATATTATTTAATTTATATGGATATGAACCACCAGCAGTTCCACTAGATCCTCCGCCTATAGGAATTGCAACCCAATTATCTCTAAATTCACCATCCCAATTTGGACCTTCAATTGCTAATTCATTAATAATATCTAAAGCAGCACTTCTTATTGCATCATTTATGTTTTCTAAAATATCATCGGGCATTTTCTTTAAATCTCTGCTTGTAGGACCAAAAAGTTTTCTACCTTTTGCAGTAATTTTGGGATTATATACCATTATTGAACCCTCACTGATAAAGAATGATATACAGGTGAATCACCTCTATATGTTGTTACTGATGTAATCTTACC